CCGCCTAGGCGCGATCATCGAGCCGGCGCGCGACCCCCCGCCAATCCATGACGAATCGTGGATGGCGGGGCGGAACCGCTTGCTCCGACCCGACTTCCGTTGGTCTTTCGACCTCCGGAAAAGGGTTGCTCAAATTGAGGGACGCCGCAATAGCGGCATCGTAAGGGACGTAGACGGTCCCTTCAGCGCCTTTTGCCCAGGCCGACAGGCGGGAGAAATTCCAATGGGGCCCCAGAGGGTGTCGGTAGCACCGGCGTGTCCCGTCGAGGACGCGCATCCAGCGGCGGAAACGTCCTCTTACGTGGTTGAGAAGGAGCTGCTTTGTGCGCAAGCGCAGTCCGCAGACTCCAGTCTCCCACGCGAGGACTTCACCCGCACGGAGCGCGGCCTCGTCAGAGACCAGACGCTGAGTGCACCGCCCAAGAGTTCCCTGAGCCGCGGCCGCTCGTTCACGCTCCTGGAGAGCGCTTGCTTGTTTGCAGTACTCCTCGCTTTCGCGGGGGGCCCACCAACAGCGAGCGCCATCGAGCCTCCTCAGAACGATCGCCATAGTCGCTCGATGGCGACGACGGGATCGACTGGGGCCGAACGACGCGGACACGCCACGTGGATGGGGGAATCCACCTCCACCCAGAACTCTTGGCCAGAAAGGCGGTATGCCCGACCTCCGCATCCGATGGAACACGTCGTCATTCAACCTAACTGCCATCCGGCAGTAGGCTGTCAGACGTGGACCACGGACGCGGAGTACGCGCGCAACCGCCTCCGACACTCCCACAGGGGTGTTTGCCCATGCATTGGGCTCTCCCGCCTGAGGAAAAAGAGCGCGGAGCGAGAAGTCTGCCAGCTCCGACCAGGCTTGACGGACTCGGGGTACCACATTGTGGGACCCGAGAAGTGCCCAGACAGCAGTCGGATCCGCAGATCCTACGGTGTCCACCAAGTGGAAGGTTCGCTCAGCGAACACAACACCGCAGGGAGAGCGGAACGACTTGGACGGGTTCATGAGATCGCCGTGCCTAAGCACCTCGGTCTCATACCGGTCCACGAGGCTTTCTGGCCACACCGCAGCCAGGTCGTCGCCGCGGATCGCGACGGGTGCGCGGAGTCCTCCTGCGGCTCGTTCACACCAGAACAGCTGCAGGACGTTCAGACAGAGCCAACTGGTCGGAAGACCCATCATCCAGCCACTCACCGAAGTGGTGGACGGATGAGAGGACCGCCATTGTGCCTCTGTCATCGTCCGTGGTGGCAACTGACGACGTCCTCGCATTTGCTTGGCGTCGTAGTGGATCACCAACGGCCCGAACAGGACCCCGCCCAAGTCCGCGACCCAGTCTTCGAGCTCTGCGCCCTCACAAAGGCCTTTCCAAATCTCCCGACCGGCACGGAAGGACAACTGGTCAGTGGCTCTCGACATATCTGCCGAGTAGCCAACCCAAGCGCCAGGCCATTCCGAACGAAGAGGTCCGCCCAAGTCGACCCTAGGGTCGTCTTGCAAGAGAGGCCAGAGGTACGCACGCAACGCGTTGGAGACCAACACAAGGTCGGGATCCATCGCAGTTACGATGCGCGCCTTCCAGCCCCTCTCACGGACCACCGAACAGCGTGCCTGGTGCAGGGCGGAGTTCTGAATGTCCATGCCCGATGCTGCGAGACTGCTGCCCCTGATGCACCGAGCCTTCGCGGATTCGATGACTATGTCACGATCCCACTCCGGCAAGGTAGTGGTTCTGACCTCACTTCTGAAAGTGGGCCAGTCCACAGCCTCAGGGCCAAACAGGGCGCAGTACTCTTCGAAAAGAGCAGGCATGGCACGTTCATACAACTCCGCGACCTGACCACCGTCCAGCCGGGAGAATGCGAAAGAGGCGCTGCCACTGAAAGAAACACGAGCGCGTCCACGCCGAGTGGTAGCCGATGCGAACCGTCGGGAGAATTCCCGCAGTTCCGCCCAGTAAGGCTCGGACAGGGTGGTAGCTCGCTGGAGAGTGGAGACATCCTCCCAATGCTGACAGAGCGACGCAGAAACTACGTCGTCTGTTGGCTCAGGGAGGGCTCTGCTCAATCTAGCGAGCTGCGCCTGCGCGAGTGGGGACTGGAGGGAGCAACGAAGCTTCCCTCGAATCCACCGTGCAAACTGGCCGGTAGGGCGAAAAGGCAACCGCTTCACCGCGCACTCTCGGAGCTGGTGGGCCAACTCCTTGAGCTCTCGAACGACAGGCGTAGGCCCTTCGGCCAAAGTCCGTCGCACGATGTGCTCCTGGAGTGCCTCCAGGCCGACGACCATCTGGGCGTAGCCCAGGGTAGTCGTCCTGACCCTCCGATCGAGTCGCGGATAGGCAGTGACCAACGCGCTCCGCACCGCGTTCCACAGGCCGATGGCCTTACGAATGCGCGCGACCTCCAGTGGCCGAAGGCTCCGACCCCAAGTCGGAACCTTCCAGGACCGTCCCCGCCGGCTATTGCCGGCGACACGCCGAACGGCGTCCCTCAATCGAACAACTTTCGTGCTCCACCGGAGAGCATGAGCCCAGGTTGCCCCGGACTTGCTTCGGCAGTGAAGCACTGTGGGGAAACTTGCGGCAGTTGTCGGAAGCGAAGGTACTGAGTACCATCGTTTCTCGAGTTGTGCCACAGGCATGACC